AAAAAAAAAACAAAATGGCAAGAAGAAAATCTCACGCAAAAAAACGCCACCACACAAAACGCCGTCGCCATAGTGCAATGCATGGAATTGGTGGTACCTTAACAAGCGTACTTTATTTAGTGGGCGGAGGTGTTATTGCTCAATACATTGGAAACTTTGTTTCTCCAATGTTACCTGCAACAATGAGCGCAGGAACTAAAAATTTAGTTAATGGTGCGGTCCCAATCGTAGGCGGTATCTTAACTCAAAAAATGATCAAAGGAGACGTTGGCGCTAAATTGGCTGCAGGTATGATAACCGTAGGCGGTATCAATTTAGTTAAAGCAACTGGAATCATTAGTGGTGTTGGAGCTAACAATTATCGTAATATGCCAGTACGCAATATTGCAGGTACTCAATTAGCAAGCAAAGGAACTTATATTGCAGGCGTTCAAAAATCTGCAATGTTAGAACATTGTTAATCAACTTTTTTAACTTTTAAATAAAAATAGAAAATGGCTACTCAAATCGGTAATAGATTAGTGTTCGAAAATTCAAGAACGTTAATCAATCAATTAGGATATGATACTTCTCATGCGGTATTAACTCCAAGTTATTTAAGAAGTGAAGTTGCATTGTCAACTTCAAGTGCTTCATATCATGTGCCTGTATTAGTTAACGATTCAGTTAACGGCACACCAACAGTTCGCGAACAACGTTTGGCGTTACAAGATTTATTTATCGTTGCAGGTATTCAAATCACTTTAGTTAGTGGTTCTTCAACTTCTGCGGTTGCTCAATCTTATACTTACCCAAATAAAACTGCATTTCCTACAGGAAACGCGCAATTGTATTCTTTGTACAACGGGTATTTGAATATTCAGGTAAATAATCAAAACGTTTTACCAAAATGGAGCATTTTGCAACATTTAGACGTTCCACAAGCGCAACAAAATACAAACTTTAACGCTGCAACGGCTACAAGTCCTGCACAATATTTAATCGACCAAGTATCTTTCGACGAATACGCGTTACAAGTATGTGAACCTAATATCGTTTTAAATGGTGCAAGCAACATTCAAGCTTCTATCATTTTACCAGGTGCGCCAACTACGTTGGATTCTAACACTTATGTAAGTGTTAACTGGTATGGTATTTTAGCACAAAATTGCACGTCAGTTAAGTAATACTTTTGCGAAGTTTAAACGCTACTGCCGAGGGTCAGTTATTACCCTCTATTTTATAATTTTATAATTACGCATTATGATAAGAATTGAAAGATTCGAAGCCGTGGAAATTGCAGTTCCTAATGGAAGCACGTTAACCCGTTTTTATTTCCCCGATTTGCCGAACCTTAGAAATGCGAAAGTTACAGGAATACAGGTTTATACTGCAGGCTCAATAAGCGCAACTCCATTGACAGGAAGTACGCCTGTTACTACTGCAGATTTAAAAAAATCTTTTTTAACTTTGTATGAAGGAGATTTGCAATTAATATATAATACTCCATTAGTGGGATTAAATAATATAGTTAATAGCGCTGCAGACCCGTACACTTTCGAATTACCTGCAATCAATGGTATTACAATTTCGTGGGTAAAATCGTATGTAGTATTGCCAACTGCTTTAAGTACAACTAATGTTGCTTATTCTTTTGGGGTTTACTATCATTTTTAAAAATTTTTAAGTATGCCAGTTAACAACGCAATGGTAACAGGTACACGCGGAATAATGGAGTGGTTCGACGACAACGCGAACACTCCTTATTACTCCGTTTGGTCTGGACCTAAACAAATGAATTTTAGTTGGAATGATGACGACCAAGACGCAGGACGTCAAATATTAGAAAAAAATATTTCAGCATTTGAACAAAATGGTGTTGGTAGTTTATTGACTTTAAAGTTGCACCCAAAAAAAGATAAAGCGGGCCACATTACAAATGTTACTCCGCACTACGCTTCAATTCAGTTTAGACCTGCAGAATTAGAAAGAGCAATGTACAATCCTCGCGCAATTACAGGAGTTGACACAGGATTAAGTGAAAGATTGAGAAATTTAGAAGAAACAAATAATTTAATATTAAGCAAATTAAGTGAGCAAGAATTTGAGGTAGAAGAAGAGAAACCGAATTATTTTGAAAATTTATTAACTAACCCTCAAATACATGGTTTAATGATTGCAGGAATTTCCAAATTTTTAGGAATTGATAATAGTTCGGTTAGTGGCATGCCTGGTGCAATAGCAGGACTTAATGAATTAAACGAAAATGAAGTTTTTGAAATAGTAAGTAGTTTAATGAGTAAAGGAGTTACAATTGAACATTTGAGGAAATTAAATCAAATGGATTCAAGCAAATTATCTTATTTATTAAATATGTTATAAATAACTTTTTTCACTTTTATTATGGCTACAATTACTGCAGATAAATTAGTTAATCATGACCTTTACGCTAAGGCAAATGTTAACGCATTAGATAGTACATTTAAAAATATTGCTCAATCTTTTACCGCAGGGCAAAGGATTGGAAATATATATAGTTGGATTCAAGGCGCCGATGGTTCAATATATTATATGATATATTTATCAAAAGCCGATTATGATAATTTTAATCCAAGTTATGTATTGCATGACCCAAATAAATTAGATGTTCCCGATTTGCCAAATATATTGCAACAAATAGCAGACCAGGCAAAAGCCGCCGCGATCGAAAAAAACGGGGTTGTTGGTTATTATTTAACTACTTATTTACCTTATATAGTTGGGGCCGTAGTAATTGCAATTGCTCTCCCTTCAATAACTAAATCATTTAAAAAATGAAAATAAATAAATTTAAAATTTTAGGATTTGCAGCAATTGGATATTTATTATTCAGTTCTTTTAAAAATAAATCTAAAACAGGTAACGTATTAGTTTATGATTACCAAGGAGGCGCTCCAACAGGAACAAATCAAGTTTTTTCAAATGTTGGTACAATCATTTACGATTTGAACATGCAACCTCAATACACTTATGATACTGCAGGTATTGGAATGACAATTACAGGAAATGCGGGAAGTGATATGTATTCGGTAGTATATGGCGCCAATTTCATGAATGGTATTTCGGGATTAGTATTTAAAAATGATGTTCAAACTCCTTAATAAAATGGAAAATAAAAAAGATAATAAAGGTATTATTGGATTATTGTTATTAGGTTTTGGCGTGTACTATTTATTGAAAAATAAAAAGAATACTCCTCAATCAATGCCAACTTCTATAGTGCCAACGGGTACACAATTAACAGGAGAGACCAATATTATGCCTACGCAAAATAATCAATCGGTTCAAACTTCTACTCCAAGTATTATGCAAACAATTAGCGATATTACAACCGCTCCAATAATTGTTCCCAATTATCAAAGTAGCGTATATCCAAGTGTACCCGCTCCAAGTGGTTACACATACGCGACGCCTGCAACGGGAGGAGAACAATATTTGCAAACAACTGGTCCTTTAGTTCCTGCAACTCCCGAAACAATAAGCGCACAAACGCCCGATTGGTTCACACAATATACTCCCCCAATGGAGACAATAATACCAACTCCCGATTTTCAAACTCCTGCAACTCCCGAAACAATAAGCGCACAAACGCCCGATTGGTTCGTTCAAGATACTACAGGGGGAGGAATGACAAACGACGCCAACAACTTTTTCTCCTTTGATTATAATACTTTAAATAATAATAATTCAGCGGATATTCAAGCCGAAAAATAAATATAACTACATGAAAAAAAATGATACTTTATTATTGTTATTAGTTGGAATTGGAATTTACTTTTATTTAAAAAGTAAAAAAACAACTGCAACTCCCGACGTAATTTCAACAAACCCTGTATTGCCTACAAATGATACAGGAGTTCCAATTGCACAATCTTTGGACTCTAATAATATGGGTCCCGAATATCATGCACGCTTTGCACTTTCGGGAATGAATAAACACAAATTCGGTAATATTCCAAATACAATATAAAATGAAAGATATTAACATTGACGCACTCAAATACGAAGTTGACTTTTATACAATTGATACGTCTCAATATGTTGGAGGCTATCCTTATAATGGATTGACATTTATTAATTATGGTACAAGTTCCGTAAAAATTGAAAGTATTACATTACAACAAAATCAACAATTTGAAATCCAGGGTAATACAGGAGAAATAACAACTCAAAGATTCTTTGTAAATTTTGGATCTTCAACAACGGGAAACAATGTTGTAGTTGTTCGAAAAAGATATTTGAATGTATAGATATGGGCGTAATTAATAATGTAGATATAATAATAATAAGATGTCTGTTAAAGTAGATTATAATATTTTAAATCAAAAAGGAACTCCTGCTTTCTTTTCCGATGTATTGGCCAATAGGCCCGCGTTTGGTTTTGCGGGTAGGGTTTTTATTTCAACTGATAGCGGACAAATATTTGAGGATACAGGAACCGCCTGGAATCTTATTGCAGACGCGGGCGTTGGTGGCGGAACTTTAAGTTCCGTTTGTGTTAATGGCAATACAACCGCCACAGGAATTGTAATTACTGCAGGAGGTTTGAGTACAAATAGCTTAACCGATACAACATTGACAAGCGGTTCAGTATTATTTGCAACAAGTGGCGGAGCAATTAGCCAGGATAACACAAATTTATTTTGGGATAATACAAACAAATGGTTGGGTATTGGTACCGCTCCAAGTTCTCCGTTGGATATTCATAATGCGGGGTCCGCTTCAATGCTTGCTTTAAATAACACAGGAGGAAATGCAAGCAATATAATATTCCTTAATGCAAGCGCAAACAAATGGAGAATTGGTAATACTGCAAGTAATACATTCGATTTGTTCAACAATCAAATTGGAACAACTGCATTGTCTTTTAGTGGTTCAAATAGTGCTGCAACATTTATAAATTCAGTAACCGCAACGGCGCATATTACTACAGGTGGAACAAGTAGCCAATTCGTTAAAGGTAACGGAACGTTAGATAGTTCAGTTTATATTACATTGGCAAATTTGAGCGCAACAACTCCATTGTCTTATAATAATAGTACAGGAGCATTTACAATACTTCAATCGGGAGCAAGTCAATCGGGATATTTAAGTTCAACTGATTGGAACACATTTAATAATAAAGCAAGTTTAAGTTCTTTAAGTGCAACAACTCCATTGTCTTATAATAGTAGTACGGGAGCATTTACAATCCAGGTAGCAAATAGCGGTCAATCGGGATATTTAACTTCTACGGATTGGAACACATTTAATAATAAGCAGGCAACTTTGACCTTTGGTAATTTAACCGAGGCGGTAAGTAGTGTATTATCAATTACAGGAGGAACAAATGCGGTAATTGGTACAGGAACAACAATACAAATAAAGCAATCAAGTGCAAGTCAATCGGGATATTTAAGTTCTACCGATTGGACCACATTTAATAATAAAGCAAGCGCACTCAACGGAACAGGATTCGTAAAAGCAAGCGGAACGACGATTACTTATGATAATAGTACCTATTATTTAGCAAGCAATCCCAATAATTACATTGCGTTAACAGGTTTAAGCGCAACAAGTCCATTGTCTTATAATAATACAAGCGGAGGTTTTTCGATTAGTCAAGCAACAACAAGCGCAAACGGATATTTAAGTTCTACGGATTGGAACACATTTAATAATAAATTAGGGTACACAGGTAGCATTTCAACTAACCAGGTATTAAATGTAATTTTTGTAAGTGGTATTCCATATTTACAAGCGGGTACAATTACGGACGGAGCAACTTCGGTCACAATTAATAATAGAATTACAAGTAATTCCGACACTATAAGTGTTAACGGAACTGCAGGGAGTATTCAAATACAAATTAATAATCAAACTGCAACAACTGGTAAACAATATTATTTTAATTCAAAAAGTACAGGCGTTTTAGGTTTTGGAAATAATACTACAGGAGACATTTTAACTTTTGACGGAACTACAGGAACCGAAACAAACACAAAAGGTTTAAGAGTAACAAGTGCAAGCGGAGACCAACAAATGTGGATTTATGGAACTTCTCCTGCATATCGTTTATATAATAGTATATCAAGTCCTACAATTGCAGGTTTTGTTGGTATGGCTACGGCGGTAAATAATTTTATACAAGGTACTGCAAGCGGAGACATGGCAATTGGTACAAGTACAGGAGGGAACATATTTATTGGTACTGCAAGCGGTACAATTAATCCTTCAATGGTCTTTACAAATCAAGGGTATATAGGTATATCATCAATTTCTCCAACAACTACTTTAACCATAGGAATAGGTAGTTATTCTTCAAACTGGCCAACGCAATATTTTAACACTTATAATAATGGAGGCACAAGTTCATCTTCTGCATTACAATTAGCATTTAATAATCCAGGTACCAATAATTTTGCTATTGGGCATTATGGTCAATTATTTAGTATTGGTGTTGCAGGTACAACAAATCCTGGAACAACTTTTTCAACTACTCCTTATTTTAATTTGACGCAAGGAGGAAACGTATTAATAGGAACTACAACAGATAATGGAGAAGCAAAAGTACAAGTAAGTGGAAAAGTGCAAGCAAGTAGTTTAGGAGTGACTATAAGTGGTGGTAGAAATGAAACTATAACAAGATTTTATACTGCAACAAGCAATACAGTATTAACTGCAACTAATGCTGGAGCAGGTAATACAATTGTAGTAGTAGTTGAATATATTGGAGATTATGATTATAGCGGAACTTATCAAACATCGGGAATTGTAATGGCATCGGCAAGACAAAGTAACGGAGGAACTTGGTCACAAATAAATAACACAATTGTCTCTAAAACAATTTCTGGAGGCATTGATTGCTCTCCGACATTAACTTTTTCGAGTGGTGTCTTAACTTTAGCAATTGGAGGTTCAGTAGAATTAGTTGCTAAAATATCAATAACATGGCATAATATGAGTGTTTCAATAAATTAATACAATGTTAGTAGTAAATAAAGTAAAAGCAATACAAGAACTTAACAATAAAATAGAAAATTTAAAAAATTAACATGAAAAATATACAACCAGTATCAATATGGTACAACGGACAAATGGTACAAGCGGTATTGTTTAGCTTAATTAGCATTAGCGACAATCTAAGTACAACAGCGACTTTTTATTATGCTTTGTTAAGTTCTGCGCAAATTAGATTGGCGGAGGGTAATTTAACAATGGATGGAGCAGACTATACAACTTATTCAACTTCTACAAGTAGTAATGAATTTGCATATAGTTGGGCCGCTCAAAAACTTAATTTAACAATTATTTCTTAATTTTATAAAAAAACAACCATGAAAGAAAAACAAGAAGCATTGCAATTGATTAAAACATTAATTGACGTAGCAATTAAAAGAGGATTATTTGAAAACATTGAAAGCACAATTCAAGTAAGTAACGCTTTTAACTTTATTGCAACTGAACTACAAAAAGACAATGACGCACAATAATACCGATATGACGGGGATAAAAGGCACTTTATTAACTTTTACAACTTATTTAGTAAGTTTAATGGATATAGACATAATGCTAAAGATTGGCGTTATGGGAGTGGGTATTGTTTCCGCAATTAGTACGATTGTATATAATATTAAAAAAATTAAAAAATTAGACGATGACAAACGCTAAAACAACCATATTCGGTTTATTATCCGCAATAGGTGGATATTTCGCAATGAATGGCACAGGTAAAATTCAAGTAATAGGCCAGGCGGTTGCAGGAATTAGTACATTCTTATTAGGTGCAAGCGCAAAAGATGCCTCAAATAATAAATAACCTGGTATGAACAGGAAAAAAAAAATTGCCTTAGGTGTAGGCTTAACAATTATCGTTTTATATATGCTTAAAACCAAATTAGCCAAAAGTTTAACTAATACGTCCTTTGGATCGTTAAGTGATAAAATATTTAATTTTATTGGAGGTTTAGAAAACTTTACTCCCGTTGCTGAATGGGATTATAAACAATGGTCCGTTGGATATGGTTCGGGGTACAATTGGGACCAGGGCCGACCTGTTCAAAAGGGAGATGTAATTAATAAATCAACCGCAAAACAATGGCTTTTAAATGAAGCGCAAAAATACTTTAATGATGTTAAAAATATGGTACAAGTACCTATCAATGACAATCAATTAATTGCTTTGTCGTCTTTTGCATACAACGAGGGGCCAGGCGCATTTCAAACAAGTACATTATTGAAATTATTAAATAGTGGGGCCGATATTAATATTGTGGCAAATGAATTTGACAAATGGGTATATGCAGGAGGCAAAGTTAGTCCAGGGTTAAAAAATAGACGCAACGCCGAAAAGCAACTTTTTCTTTCATAGTTGGTGCAATAATAAAGGGGTAAATGTTAAATGGCGAGGGCGGTTTTTACCGCCCTTTTTTATTTAAAATAAATACGCTTATAATAGGCCTTAGATTCCTTATAATATAAATTACAATAGTGAGCGCCAATTTTAAGGCAAAAAGCGCTAAATGAGGCTAAATTTGCAATATTTCGATATTTCCTGGTGTTCTCCCCATTTTCAAAAAAAACAATTGCGGTAAAAAGTTCTTTTGCCATTTTACAGGGATTTTGGATTAATAACAAAAAACTTAGTTCCTAAATAATCAATACTCTTAATTTTCCTGGTTAAAAGCAATTTAGCAATGGCCCTAAGTATTGTTATTTTTTTATATTTAGTTACTTCTAATAAATCGGTTAAACAGGCTCCCTTACGTTCCTGGATAATAAAAAAAATTTTTTGCGTGTAATTCATAAAGTTGTACTATATTTGTTTTGAAAAAAGTTGCCGTCATAGGTAGTTGAATGTTAGTAAATAATTCAATTAGGCCTCCCTTAAAACAGGAGGCCTTTCTTTTTTATTTGCTTAAATAATCAATATGCGCCTTTGCGCTTGTCAAAGTTTTGTGAGTTGTATTGTCTATACTAACAATATATTCTCCCGCGACTTCAAATATCCACCAACCTAAATAGTAAATTTTTTTAATGTTCATTTTTTATTTATTTAATAATTTATAAAATATTGTTTTTCCTAATTCCCAAATAATAATTGTAATAACATAAATCATTTTAATTTAATTTTAAATTGTTGCAAAATGTGTTCAAATAAGACCCAAAGCATAATAATCAATGCAAAGATTACGGCCCATAAAAATTTGAAAAATAATTCAATTGATAATTTTAGTTTTCTCATAAAAGTTAAAAAAGTTAACGAACCTTATATTTATTGTTATGGTCTTTTAGAACATAGGCATTATTTATCCAAATTTTCATAAGTTGTTTTGCGTATGTATTTGATTGCGCAGTTCTCTCTTTTATTTCCTCCACTATTTCCGAATATAACATCGGAATTACTACAATTTGATTACAAAGTCTTTTTGATTCAATTTCGCTCAAATCGGAGGCCTTATTTGTTTTTTTAACATTAGAATTATTTTCTACCTGTTCAAATTTGCCATTAAAATTCATTAAGGTTATTGGTTCAAAGTCCGAATCGGAGCGCATAAAACGCGACGACATAATAAATGTATTTGTTTCCTTATCTTTTTTAACTTCCAGGGTACTTTGTGCAAATCTATCGGAATGACTACCAATTACGCCCGTGGTATGATCGTTTGATTTGTTGAAATGTAATACCGATATAATTAACAAATCATATACTTTAGTAATCTTTTTAAGCCACTTAGTCAATTTTGTACTTTCGACCTCATCATTGTAATTACTAATTAAATCTAACATTCCGTCCAGGACTAAAACGGAACAATCGGGGGTCAATTCTAAATACCTCTCAACCATTTTTATAATAGTATTACTTCCGTCCTCCCGCACTTGATATGAATCAAAATTTGCAGGCATAATATCCAGGCCCGCAAAATTTTTAATTGAATCAATGCGCTTGTAATAATCGTAATCGGAAGATTCAGTATCAAAAAGACATAATCTTTGTCTTTTTTCGGGAAATGTTATTTTCATTGTGAAAATATCATAGGGAACAAATGCGGAGGCAATACAAGCATTGAGAAAGCTCGATTTGCCCGCCTTTGGCAATCCCCCAAAAATTATATACGCTTGGCTTGAACCTACCGCCTTTGAATTAATACGCAATAAAACATTCTCTTTATCGGGAATGTAATTTGTTTTATATTTTCGGAGTTCAAGTAATTGGTCTATAGTGGGTTTTTGAATGTTAGTATTTTGTTCCACTACCAATTTTGAATTAAAGAAAATAATAAAATTCCTAATATAAAGATAATTGCTCCCTCAAAATTATTATTGGATAATTTTGTTTTGATTATTTGAATTAATTGTTTCATTTGTTAAATCGGTTAATTTTTTTTCTAATAATTTTAATAATTCCTCCGCGTCCTGGATTGATGTTGCCATTAATTTTTCGGGTCCAATATATTCGTTGGTACCTAATTCCTCCTTATGTAATAAACAATATGTTTTATACAATTCAAGGGCAAAAAATTCAATTTTAGTTAAGCCAGGAACAGGAACAACCATTCTTCCGAATGAATCCTGTACAGGAGTTATAGGAAATGCGGGCGAGGTTTCAAATTTCATGGGTTATTTTTTTAATATTTTTTAAGTTTATCGTATTCATCCATTTGTGTTTCAAACATAACTAAGCAAAAGCGCTCAAAAGGAAATGCGCCTTTTGGTATTTTTTTATCTTTTTGTACTTTTTTATAAAGCATTTTTAATAAATCTTCATTAGAGGCCATCCAATCGAAAATTTCGGGTATTGAATATTTTTTAGTTCTCATCATTAATAGTTTTTAATTTGAATGATAAGGTTGCTAAATCTCTATTCAATTGGTCAATTGAATCTTCTACTAAATTTTTTATCTCCTGTTCTAATTGAAATGGGAATGTAAATTGGTCCAAAATAACAAATTCCTGTTTATGCCCTTTGTGGGCCTCAAACATTATTCTAATGTTACGCCAATTTTGGAGTTCTTTTAATTGCTCCAGTACGCTAACGCGTTTTTGTAATCGTTGAATTTCGAGCAAAGTATGCTCATTGAGGTTTTGTGCCATAATAGCGGTTTAAATGTTAGTAATACTCAAATTTATAAAAAATTTGCATACTACCTAATTTTTTTTGCTATTTATATCTATAAAGGTGAAAAAAGTTACTTATTAAAAGCGTTTTATAGGCATTTTAGAAATTATCTTAGGGTGCCTACAGCACCGCTAAGATAATTTTATTCTACGAATATAAGACAAAATATGCCTTAAATTTTTCAACATTTTTAAAAATAATTGCAAAATGTGCTAAAATTGAAGTTTTTTGAGTAATTTTATATTCAATAACGTGTTTTATGAATAAAAAATATTGGGCCTTATTGGTTGGTATTATTGTTTATATTGGATATAAAAAATATGTTTTAACTCAAAGTCTAAATATTTTTTTTAAATCTTTAGATTTTAGTAATTTATCATTAATAGACCCAACTTTAAATTTAGTCGTACAAGCAAACAACCCAACAAGTACAAGCGCAGATTTGCAAAACATACGCGGAGAATTATATATTGACGATGTTTTGGTTGGAAATGTTTTTGGAATTACTCCTGTTTCAATTGCGCCAGGTAGTAGCATAATAAATATTCCTGTTACTATAAGTTATGCAGGCGCAGGAGACTTAGTACAAAAATTCAGTTCAAATAATTTTAAATTGAATTTTAAGGGGACAATGAATGTTGATTTTATAACAATTCCTTTAAATTTTGATTATAGTTTTTAATGATAAATAAAAATATCATATTAGGTAGTCTTAATCCTTTTTTAAATAAGGAAAACGTTGTAATTGAAAACCAGGGCGTAAATGATATTATTACAGGAATATTAAAAACACACAATAAATACAAAAGCGAATACGACAAAATTTATCAATATTTTGTTGGATATGATTTGCAAGAAACTTCAAAAAATATATGGAATTTTTTGAAAAAAAATGTTCCTTATTATATTGAAAGTAACGATTTGCAATATTTAAAATCTCCTGCAAGTATTATATGTACTCCGTCCGATTGTAAATCATTTGCATTATTTAATAACGGCGTATTAGACGCCTGGAAAAGAAATGAAAATGTTGATATTGAAATAATGTACAGATTTGCAAGTTATGACCCATTTGACAAGATCCCGCAACACGTTTTTTCAGTTGTAAGAGGAGACGGAGAAGAATTTTGGATTGACCCTGTATTGGATAAATTTAATGAAAAAAAACAACCATATTTTTATAAAGATAAAAACATTAATAAAATGGCATTAGTAGGACTTAGCGGTGTTCGTTCAAAAATGGGCGACATTGTTTATGACGCAAACGGAAATTTAATTGATACAAGCACAGGTCAATTTGTGGACCAATCGGGAAATTTACCAGGAACATTCAATAATAGTAGTACAACAAATACGGGTTGGGATTGGACCAATTTATTCGGTCAAGTTTTAAAGTCTGCTCCTGCTATTATTACGGCAACAAAAGGAGGAACTCCTCAAAATGTTTACAATCCTAATATTCAAAATGTACCAGGTGCAAAAGCTCCCGCAACAAGTACAAGCGGAATAAGTGCAACTAATTTACTATTATTGGGCGCGGTAGGTTTTGGCGCTTATTATTTTTTCTTTAAAAAGAAGTAATTGCAACACTATACTAACATATCGTATAATAATAGAATAGGAGTTATTGACCCTGTAAGCGTGTCGATTGAATTAGCAACCATTGCTTTGCCTTTTGTACTTAATTCATTTCAGCACCCTGCAGCGGACGCGCGAGGTGTTATTTCAAGTGTTAAAAACAAAGTTCAAAATTTAGATAGTGCAAACAGGGTGGCGGAAATTTTAAAAGCAACTACACAAATTAGCCCAAAAGCAAAAGACGTAGAAGCAAACGAATTGATGTTGTGGTATCGTATGGCATATCCAAATGATTACACTACATTAACCTCTCAACAAAAAATGTATTGGAATCAATATATAGACTTTGCAATTCAAACTTATAATGAGAATCAAAGTCGATTTGATTATCAACAATCAAAATTTAGCGACGCTGAAATTAATTATGGACAAACTACAGGCCTTTTAAATTCCACTACTGGTAAATATTTAGTATATGGTGCAATCGGTTTAGGTTTATTATTAATGATAAAAAAATAAAAAAATGACAGCTTTACAATCAATAGTAAAAGAAGCAAAAGCAATCAAAAAAGCATATCCAAAAAGATTTGCAAAATGGACCGATTACGTTAGACAGGCCTCTGCTATTTATGCAAAAAAACATAAGGGAAAAAGTCCTGTAGGTAAAAAGAAAGTAGCAAAGAAAAAAGTTGCTAAAAAAAGAATTGGCAAAGTTGACAAAAAATTAAAAACAACTTTAAAAACTAAAGGTTTAAAAATGCCTCATGGTTACGACGTTGTAAAACGCAAACGTAAAATAAGCGGAGTAAAAAGAAAGCCAAGTGAAAAACAAGTTTTAAAATCTATTAAAAACGCGGTTAAGGTTCAAAAATCTCACATGGGTAATATTGGAGGACACGCAATTGATAGAATAAAGACAAGTATGTCTCATTTAGCACATTATCACAATGCGCATAAAAAATATATGGCTATTCCATTAAAAGAAAGAAAACAACATGCTTCCGAAATTAAAAAATTAAAACATTTAATCAAAGAAACAAAAACTCATATATCTCAATTAAAAAGAAGTATTTAATAAACAATTTTTTCTCAAACAAAAAAAAAACAAAATGGCAAGAAGAAAATCTCACGCAAAAAAACGCCACCACACAAAACGCCGTCGCCATAGTGCAATGC